ATGGCCTTGCAAATCGTGGCATGGGCGGAGTCAGCCGTCAAAGCGCGCTTGCAGGGCGAACTGAACAAGGTCGAGAAGGCCGCAGGCATCACCAAGAAACCCAATGGCAAACGACCCGCTAAAAAGAAGCGTTGATACCAACCTGCTCTGGGCGGTGACGATCCTCACGGTCGCCGCCGGTATGAGCGCGATGGGTTCCGCATGGATTTGCGATAGCGTCCTGTCCGCCTTTGGCAACTCGCAGACGATGGCCCTCATCATCGTGGACGGCGGCAAGGAACTGAAGTCGGACGATGCCAACCTTGAGCATCAACTGTCCACGGCTACCCTCGCCCTCCAAACCATCCGAGACTTCGGCTGGGCTTTGGCCCTCGGGTGCTTCGGCGTTCTGGTGGCGGTGCTGGTCAAGGTGTTCAAACAAAAAGCCCCCTAGGGCATCCTAGATTAACGGCAGGCGTTAAGAACCTCTAGGCACAACTCCATAGGTATTTTGCTTCTCTCGTAGGCATTGGAACGACCTTGGGTGCCGGTACGGGAACCACGGGGCGCGGACACATGACAGGTGTCCCCGTTCTTGCAGACTTCACGGGGTATCCAGTTTGAGTTGTTCGTCCAGATGTCCGTGGGCTTCATGCGATCATCCCCGTACTGGCAGTAGGTGATGGTGTTCCGATTGAGGTGGGACATGAACGGCATCTTGCGGAGCATACCCCTAGGGTTCTCGATGTAGAAGAACCGGGGATTGAAATGCTCGATGATAGCCAAGGTCTGCTTTACGATAGCCATGCTGACCATCGCTTCCTCGGTCTTGGGGATGTACGCGCCCTTACCGCCCGTCCAATGATGCCCAAGCGATGCCACGCTGAAGCAGGTGCAGGGCGGTGAAGCCCAGATGATATCCGGCTTGAACGGGACCATGTTCACATTGAACTTGAGGATGTCCACGGGGTAGTGGATGCCATCAAAGTTGTTGATGTCGGACGAGAACACCTGCATCCCGAGTTCCTCGGCGGCTTTGCCGATGGACCTGCTACCAGCGAATAGTTCTAGGACTTTCATTCGGCTTTGGTGCCTTGGTAGAACAGCGCGGGGCCAATCTTCTTGGGCTTGATGATGCCGTTGGTGACCATCGCCTTGATGAGAGCCTCCGCTTGGTCCAGTTGCAAGGTGTACTCCCGGGTAAGTTCGTCCAGCAGAGCCTTGCGGCTGATCGTGGGCTTGGACGAGAAGTGCTGATACTGCTGGCCTACCTTCAGCAACTCAAAGCCCTCGACCATCGGGGCGACCTCCCACAGCACCTTGTGGTCGGCGTGTTTCAACTTGAGCGACAGCGTGGGCTTGCCGTCCACCGTCCGCATCCCCGCCAACTTGCCGCGCTTGGTCAAGTTGAACGAGAAGATGGGCTTGTCCTTGGACTCCCGGCGGACGCTGATGATCGCGCGCGCCCAGTTCACAAGTTCGGAACTCCCCAGCCCGCTGTACGCCATGTCGCTGATGGTCTGCTCATCGGTCGTCTCCTTGGGCTTGGGCTTACCTTCGTGGTGGATGAACACCATGATGCACCCCGTCTCCTGCAACACGGGCTGGACAAGGTTCCGCAGGAAGTGGGAGCAGACATCCTGCTTGGATAGATCGCCACCCACATACGAAAGCAACGGGTCTGCCACCAGCACATCAAGTTTCAGCCGGACGATAATCTTACGGCACAGGTCAACGAAGTCCTTGCCCGTCTTGCTGGCTTCCGTGAAGAACCGCAGGTTCTCCCGGCACAGCGCGCGCTCGTCCGCCGTCAGCATCATTCCAGATGACACTCCTTGAAATGCTTCTGCAAGGTCGCCCATATCGCACTCCGCTTGCACCACGCCGATGCGGAGAGGTCGGATGACAGGGATGCCAAACAGTTCCCGTCCGACAGCCCACGAAGTTGCCATCTGCATGACGAATGATGACTTTCCAATACCAGACTGGCCCGTGACAAGAAGGCTTCCACCCCGGCAAAGGTACCGACCATGCCCAATGATATGGTTCGGGTCATTCTTCGTGTCGTAGGTTTCAAGCGTGTCCGTCCGGATTTCATCGGGAGTATCCTGCCCTTCCCGCCAAGCGATGAAGGCGTCCCAGTCCTCGGCCCCGACATTGAAGGCGAGGATGCGTTGCTCTTTTTCGCCGCGCTTGACTCCGCCAAGGCGGCTCCAGCGGGACGGGTTCTTGTTCTGCGGGTCGGGTTCATGGTCGGCTAGGTATTCGTAAATGGCGTTGCGGCGTTCCTCCCATTGGGTCTTGTCGGCGGCATCTACCCGCACCCAAGCGTGGACTGACTTGCCGCCGGAGTCCACCAGCAGGCTGATGGGCAGGTTGGACTGCTGGAAGATTGCCATCTGCTCGTCCTTCGACTTCTTGTCGAACTCGACCAGCACATGACGGTAGGATGCCACGGCGGAGTCGGTGCCTGTGAAGTCATCCTTGGTGAACGGGTTGATGCGTATCCAGGCACCCTGCTCCGACTCGGCGAAGTGCTTGCCACGGGAAGCCCCCGGGCCGAAGAACTTGGTCAGCCACTCGGCGCGCGTGATGAAGATGCCCTTGGATGCGGGAAACCACTTGCCGTCCTCGGTCTGTCCCGCCTCATTGGTGATGCAGATCACATCCTCGTCCTTGAAGCAGTTGAGCAGGACATCGGCGGTCGAGTACGGGGTCTGGGCATCGGCCATCTGGGCGACCACCGCCGGGTCGAACACGAAGCGACCGTTGGCACCGACCTTGCGTTCCTTGCCCGCCGTGAGCCAGCCCTTCGGCTTCTCATGGGGCTTGACGAAGGCATCGTTCAACTTGTGGCGAAGTTCCTTATCCGACCAGGCTGGCGAACAATGGGACTTGTTCCATTCGTTGAGAAGCATCCAAGCGTCCTCGTAGCCGAGGTCGAACCCGTTGGCTAGGATGCTGGCGGCGCGATAGGTGGCGGGATGTCCGCCCTGCCCGGAGTTGGCGGGAGGAAGTTTGGCGAGGTAAGCCCTCGCACCCGTGATGCGATCTTGGATGGTCATTATCGGTTCCTCACATTACACATTTCGGTGGCCTTTTTCCGTTCACACAGGAAGGCAAATCGAAGTATTGGTTTCATCTTGGTGACATCAACAAGGCTCGGAACAGTCCACTCCCTCAAAGCCATATCCGTGATACCGCCGACCACATCTCCTATTGTCGGCCTATTGCTTTTCCAGAAAACAGCATAATGCATTTCGTAGATGCCATTCACGCATTGTACGCCAACCATTGGGAATGTGAAAATGAGGAGGCATTTCGGCTTCATCATCTCAAATACAACCGGGAAGAACTTATCGGGATATCCGTATCCATCGATGTCGATTACATCGTATTTCTTCTTTTTGGAACGAAGTTCGTAGATGTAGTTAAAGGAGTCGCCTGTCGTCTCTTTTGACATGGCGGTAACATTTCCGCGTTCGGAGTACCACTTGGTCAAGTTTCCCTTACCAGCAAACACCTCAAGTATTTCCCCGCCAATGTGCGGAGATAGGGACTCCAGTTGCTTTATTTTTTCCTCTGGGTGGTGATGCCTGTCGCTGTTCTCCGATTGCGCCTTACGCAACTTTTTGTGCTTCTCGGAAGAAGTCATCGGACGATCGACACCAGAAGGGATGTCGAAAAGAAAGTCGCCGTTATTCATCGTACCTTGGCGTAGGAGATTTTGAAGCCGTTGCAGGCAAGGCCGAGGATGTTGTAGTCAACCCACTCCACGGCGGTCTGCTCGTCCCAGTCGTGCAACTCCATGCAGACCTTGATGAGCAAGTCGTAGGAATAGGTGATGCAACCGTCCTTGCTCTCGCGGACGATGGCCTTCTTGAAAGCCGTGTGCGGCTCCAGTTTGATGTAGGATTTTTTCATGGTGGCGAGGCTGACTTTGCCCGCACCAACCATGCCGTCAACCGTAAAACGACAACACCGTGATGCGGCCTTTGACGATCTGCCGCAACCGCACCTGCTTCACCTTGCCGGACTCGACCAGTTCCTTGAGGCAACGCTCGGTGTTCGTCCGCCCCATCTTCCACATCTTCGCATACTGGTTGGCGGAAAAG